ATGTATAAACGGATAGAGTCTCAGAAATGCGCTTTAAATGGAACCACTTCATGCGATTGGCATCGAGCGGACATCATTGCTGAGTTACGTAAAAAAGGGACCACATTGGCTTCTTTATCTCGTAACTCAGGATTAAACGCGCGCACCTTGAACAATGCACTAGACCGTCGTTATCCCAAAGGTGAGCGGATCATTGCGTCAGCTATTGGTGTTGAGCCTTCTGAAATCTGGCCATCGAGATATGGTGAGGTGGCATGATGTGGTCAACGGTCGCTGAGCTCACAGGTTGCAATGGGATGCCTGCTACAGAACGGGGTTGCCGTAAATACCTTGATAACCTCGCTGCAAAAGTTCCTGATGTCCGCCGGAAACGCGTAGGTACAAAGGCGTTTGAATATCACATCGATTTTTTGCCTGCTAGCACTCAGGAGGAAATTAAAAATCGTTATTACAACTCTCTGCTTTCAGAAAAGACAGTATCTACAAAAGTAGTCAGTACGCGACCGCGTTCAGATACAGCGACAAAGAAAAATATTTCGCTTATACGTCAATGCCCTGCGTTGCTTGATCGTGAAGTGAACTCGCTGACAGCTAAGCAAAAGCAGATCGCAGATGCTCGGGCGGTGTTGGCCATGGAAGTCGAAAAGCTCAGAGATGCGGGTTTGTCACGCACAGCAGCGGTTAATTTCGTCTCCATGGGCTCACGCAAAGGAACGCTCCCGGAACATCTGATGAAAGCCTCTGAGCTGGCCAATGCCCGCAAAGGCAGCAGTCGTGCAGGCGTAGGTACCCGCAGCCTGCAGGAATGGGTGAGCGTCTTTGAGTCAACAAAACCCGGTATCGAACGTATGGCCATGCTGGCACCCGGTCATCTTAAAGCGAAGAAACCTGAGCAGATTAAATGGTTACCTGATTTTCTTGCTCACTGGCGTAACCGTAAAGGGCCGAGTCTTACCGAGGCATATCGTGATTTCAAAGCTGAATGGACTGCTCTCTATGCTGGCCAGCCAGCAATGATTGAGGCGTGCCCTTCCTATGATGCAGTTCGCCGGGCTATGGAAAAACTGCCCCGCCGTGAGAAAGCACGGGGCCGTGTCAGTGGTTCTGCTGCGCTGGTTTATGAGTGCTTCCAGAAACGTGACTGGTCTCCGATGCCGGTTAATGGCTGCTGGATTGCGGATGGTAAGTCACTGGAAATGAAAGTCGCACATCCAGATCATGGTCGCCCGTTCACACCTGAACTGACGCTGATTATTGATGGCCGGACACGCTTTGTCGTTGGCTGGAGCCTGGCTTTATCTGAAAGCGTTATCGCTGTGGCCGATGCCTACCGGTACGCCATGCGCCACTTCGGTAAGCCGCTGTTTGTTTATTCCGATAACGGTGGTGGTGAAACCAACAAAACCCTTGATGCTGATGTGACGGGTATTTTCAGTCGCCTGGGTATTGAGCACCCGACCAGCATTCCCGGACGTCCTCAGTCTCGCGGGATCATCGAGCAACTGAACAAGGGTATACCGCGCCGTGTGGCCATGCAGTTTGACACCTTTAGCGGTGACAGCGCTGACCAGGAGCATGTGCGTATTACAGCGCGAGCCATTCAGTCAGCCGTTAAGGCGCAGGAAAACGGCCGTGAACTGACACCGGTACAGCGTACTGCTTTGGGAAAACTTCCCTCCTGGCAGCAGCTGCTGGACGCCATCGCAGAGGAAGTGGACATCTACAACAACACACATGAGCACCGGGAACTGCCTAAGCGTAATGGTAAGCATATGACGCCGGCAGCGTATCGCCGCGCCGTTCTTGAGGCGGAAGGTGATGAGACGGAATATCTGACCGACGTTGAGTTGCGTGAAGCGTTCATGCCTGAAATGGTCCGTACCGCGCAGCGTGGCTGGTTACGTCTGTTCAATAACGATTATTTCTCAGAAGAATTGATCCAGGTCGACAGCGAAGAAGTGCGCGTGGCCTTTGATATCCATGACCCGCAATCCGTCATTGTGCGCCGGATGGATGGCTCTTATGTCTGTACCGCCATCTGGAATGGCAATAAACGTGCAGCGATTCCGGTCAGTGCAATGGATGTAGCCGTTGAGAAACGCCGTCAGCGCCGTATGAAACGCGTTGAAGAGAAAGTCCTGGAGATTGAAGCCGAAGGCCGCTCCGTTCTGCCGGGGCAGCGATTTGATGACCTGGGGAGCTTTATCCCTGCTGAATATACCGTTGAGAAAGAAGAAGAGCCGTATTTCTTCCTTGAAACTGACCGCGACGAATATATGAAAAAAATCGGCAATAGCCGGTAAGGAGAGTTTATGAGCATACATGTTGAACTGAATGACCTGATGACCCGCAAAGGCTACAGCCAGACACAGGTAGCCAGGGCCATTGGCAAAAGCACAGCGGTTATTAATCAGTACCTGCAGGGTAAATATGCCGGTGATGTTCCTGCAATTGATGCACTGGCACGTAGCTTTATTAACCGCGAAGTGGAAAAAGAAAAATCGCAGAAAATTGCTGCTCGTTTTGTCCCTACGGTCACCTCTCGCAAGGGAATGGAGGTCATCAGATATGCGCATCTTGATGGCGATCTCAATGTTATTTATGGCGCTGCGGGTCTTGGTAAAACGATGATTTTGCGTGAATACGCCGCCCAGCATCGTGATGCCTTACTCATTGAGGCTGACCCGGGGTATACGGCGCGTGTGGTTCTGGAAGAGCTCTGCGGCCTGCTCGGGATTAGTAAGCGCGGGAATATGCATGAACTCAGCGAAGCCTGTATCGCGGCTCTGCGTGATTCAGGTCGTCTTCTGATGGTGGATGAGGCTGAAAACCTGCCATACCGTGCGCTGGAAACCTTGCGTCGGATCCATGACAAGTCGGGTATTGGCCTGGTACTGGCTGGAATGCCTCGGCTCATCATCAACCTCAAAGGTAAGCGTGGTGAGTATCAACAATTGTATAGCCGCGTAGGCTTCGCTCTCTGTATCGGTGATTCCCTGCCGCAGAGCGATATCACTGATATTGCGGTCAGCATGCTGCCTGGTGCAGGTAGCCAGGAAGTCAGCGAGGCACTGTTTAAAGCCAGCCATGGCAATGCCCGCCGGTTGTTCAAGCTGGTCCGCGGTGTCAGTCGTCATAGTGAAATCAGTGGTAATGCTGTCAGTGCTGGTGCGGTGCGTAAGTTTGCTGAAATGCTCATTAACTAGGGGGCTGCATGGCCATTATTGAAATTTCGGTCTCACGCAGAGGTAAAGGGGTTCAGGTTCGGACCCGAATGGTCAGGAATGATGATGATTCTGAACTGGTAAGGAATACCGCTAAAAGAATTCATATGTCGCTGGGGGATTTATTCACGGTCTGGTCGCCAGGATATTCGCAAAGGTTGAAAATATATCGCCATCCCCGGCAGATAAAAACAATATTCACTAACCCATGGTCAGGAGTTGCTATGTGCCGTTTACCAATTAACGATCCAAAAATGATGGCCCCGATTAACCGCCTCATGCGTGGCGGCCTGCAGGTACTGGACATTAACACCCGGTTCCGTCGCCCTATCGTCGAAGTTGACCGCCCGTTTGAGTCGTGGCGCGGCAAGGAAGTCGAGATTACCGAGCGCAAGGACGGTAAAAGCTCACAGGTCAAAATGCTTATCTGGCGCGGGATGCATGTTATCTGGAGGTAGTGTGGCTGAGATAGTTATTACGATCACTGAAAGTAACGAAAACCTGAATATATCCGCGATTATATCAGCAGAGAAAAAGGATTCCTGTTTAGTTAAAGATGTTTCAAACATTATTGCACCGTTAATACTGGCGACTGCCAGTGCTGAAATCGCTAAATTTTTACAACATTTAAATGAGGTCCATCATGGATAAGAAAGAAACACAATTTACTGCAGCGACTGTTCCGGCTGATTACTGGATGGATGCCAAAGGTGCGTTAATCCCGGTAAAACTGCTGAAACCCATCGACCTTGCTCGTGATGCTCTGGTCGGCGAGATCGTGACTAAGGCGATTGAGCTCAATAAACTGATGAAGGAGTTTAAAAATAACTCCTTTGCGGATATAGCGGCATTCGTTGACCTGTCAGCGAATGAATACGATGTGAAACTGGGGGGGAAGAAAGGTAACGTCACACTTTTCACGTTTGATGGTCGCTATAAAATTCAGCGAGCTATGGCTGACCGTCTTGCCTTTGATGAGCGCCTGCAGGCTGCCAAAGAACTTATCGATCAGTGCCTGTCCGACTGGACCGAAGGTGCGAAGCCAGAGTTGAAAGTCCTGATTAACCGGGCTTTCTCAACTGACAAATCAGGTGAGGTCTCTACGGGGGCTGTTCTGGCCCTTCGGCGTTATGAGATTGATGACCCGCGCTGGCACAGTGCCATGACTGCAATCGGGGAATCAGTCCAGATTGTGGCAACAAGTGCCTATATCCGTATTTATGAGCGTATTGGTGACACTGACCAGTACCGTCCTGTTGCTCTGGATATGGCGGCGGTGTGATATGAACGCGAAAGAATTTAACCGTAAATATAAATCAGGTACTGCCTTCTGGCATCAGCGTCCAGATGAAAAAGAGCGCCGGGCGGTAAGAACTGTCGCTGCTGCTATGGATTTGAAGTCAGCGACAATTGTGGAAATTAACGTAGAGCCATGGCTTGCAAACGTGAACTCACTTACTCGTCAAAGTTAATTAAATAATAAGTGCTTTTTAAATGGCGTAATGCGTCAGGGGATGCTTACGCCTGAATACAGGATATCAATCATGAAAATATCTTTAGACAGTGTTTTTGAACGTGTGATGGCGTGTACTCACCTGCGTGCAATAACCTGGTTGATAATCGTTAGTTTTTGCATTGTCTTCTGGGGTTATTGCATTTTTTACGGGTTAAAAGCCTGGGAGTTGTTATTGACGATGTTTAAGGTGGCTTAAATGGGATTTTATAAAACGACTCAAAAAGCTGCTCTTGATGCGTGGGACAATGAAATTCATCAACGTGCAGAGCTGAAAGAGAAAGCACTCGAGTTTGCTAAAAAATTCGGCGGCAAACCGGTATTTTGCGGTGATGCTACAGACTTCCGCTTTCACGGTCTGTCATTCGATGCTGCGCCACTGATTGGCCATAGTAGTTTATGGACGCTCTCCCGTTCGCAGAATGGTTACACCCGAGAACCACGAGGTAAGAGCCGCATTCCCCGTGAGCGCCGCGCGGAACATCTGCAGCTGCTGGACGCATGGGATGAGGGGCGTCCCACAGAAAGAATTTCAAGGGAGCCTTACTGGAAAGCGCTGGGCCTTGAATGGGGGATGTTGATCCTGTGTGGTATCACCCATTTTCGGGTCGGGGATGTCATTTATTTCAAAACCTCCACCACTCCCTCTAAAGGCTCTGGCGTAATAGAAATTGTTGAATCGGAATTTTACGACGCTGAAATAGCGCTGAATCTGACAGGGGAAAGCCATGGCTGATTATCTTTGCGTCTCCGGTTGTGAGATCCAGGAGATGGGTGATAGACGCGTTTATCACCTTAATAATAATTCCGTTGTTATCGAACATCCGAAATACCCAGGAAAGACTCGATTTCAGTTTTATACCCTTAGCGGGCAGTCAATCCGTAAGCCTGCTGATAAGACCGCAATGAAACAGGCCGTAGAACGTCACAAAAAACGCTGGAGATTAGCATGAATACTGCAAACCATTTTATTACCACCGGGTCAGGTCAGCACTTTTATTTTTGTAATTCTGGTCCTGATATTGTGTATATCGAAGATATCGCCCTGGCGCTTTCTAACTTGTGTCGTTTTACTGGCCATCTCGACGAGTTCTACAGCGTCGCGCAGCATTCTGTACTGGCCAGTTACCTGGTGCCGTCTGAGTTCGCGCTTGAAGCACTCCTGCATGATGCCAGTGAGGCTTACTGCAATGATATTGCTGCGCCGCTAAAAGCCCTGCTACCGGATTATCGTGGCATTGAAAAATGGGTTGAAGGTTTAATCAGCCAGAAGTTTGGCACGCCTGAAACTATCAGCCCGGAGGTCAAACAGGCCGATCTCATTATGCTGGCTACGGAGCGGCGGGATTTATTTATTGATGATGACACTGAATGGGCCATTCTTCGGGGGATTCAGCCGACGAATGAATTTACGATTAATCCTCTTCTGCCCCGCCAGGCAAGAAAGCTGTTTATGGAGCGCTGGCATGAGCTCAGTTCGAAAGTCTGATAAATCAGAAAAGCTGAAACTGATGGAGGAAGCATCACGGTTCAGAAATGCGAAGGAACGTCGTCTCTTCTGGACTGACATTGTGACCATCCTTCTTTCATTTTTGCTTCTGTTTATATTTAACATCGTTTTACAGAAATGATTAATGAGGTGTTTTATGGGGAATATAACCCGGGAAAAACGCGATAGCTTTATAAAGCAAATCATTGATGAAACCAGACTAAGAGGACGCCTTACGGTTCGTGATGCCTGCCAGATGTTAGGGATGAACAGGGATGCAGTTCAGCGTTACTTCAAAATTGCAGAAAATAGCGGAGAAGTTTACCGTCATGGGAATCTTGGGTTGTTTCCTGATTACAGGGCGACAATTAAATTTGACCTGCAGCGGTATACCTGCAAGAAGGCAGCAAAAGATAATTCGCAGGGTCAAAAACTTAACAGTACTTATGATTGTCTTCGGAGGACTCATGAAGTACCTGCTGCGTAATATATCCGCCGATATTTTTAACCGGCGTTATCCGGTGGGGTCCCGGTTTCGGTACTACATCGTTCCCGGGATGCCAGAGATTGAAGTAGTCACCACCACATCCGAGGCCTGGCATGTACGTAACGGCCGACTGGTCGTCCGGGTGGAAGGGAAAATAGGAGGCGTGTCGGTCAACAAACTCGAACCCATTCAGTGAGTCATTCTTGCAGGCACTTTGCGGAGTGCCTGCCGTAATGGCAACCAACAGGAGGCAATATGTCCACTCCAGCAAAACGCGGCCTTATCGGGGCCATCAAAGCCGGTCAGGCTCATCTGGGCTGGGACGACGCGACATATCGCGCCGTTCTGGTCCGTTTGTGCAACGGCAAAACATCATCCACTAAATGTTCCCTTGAGGAGCTGCAGGCCGTGCGTGAATACATGCACGACCAGGGTTTTCCGCGCCAGTCAGCACGTCATGGAAAACGTCCTAATGTAGCCCGTTCACGTAAAAACATGCTCAGCAAAGTTGAAGCTTTGCTTGCAGATGCGAAACGGCCGTGGAATTATGCCGAGAAAATGTGCGATCATATGTTTCAGGTTAAGCGCGTCGAATGGTTAACAACCGAACAGTTGACCAAACTGATGCAGGCGCTGGCCATTGACGCAAAACGGCGTAAAAAACGGGAGACAACTGATGAATCTGCAACAGGTAACAGAGCTACTGCCCCCGGTAGTCATTCAGATAGCTGACCTTATCGGCTTCCCGGCCACTGAACGCCTGCTTTCAGCGTTCGGTGGTACCACCTTTCCGATCGGAAAAGGTCTCCGCGCTCTTGGTGCTCAACGTGCAGCTCTCCTCCGCGATACTATCGGCGACCATAATGCTCAACTGCTCTTCAAAAACTTTGGTGGTTTTCCGCTTTATCTGCCTCGTTGCGAGCAGGCATTACGTGAACTGCGTAATCAGCGTTTCCTGGCAGAGTTCCACGCAATTCGGCAAGACGGTATTTCTTCGCTCATGGCGATGACAATCCTTTGCCCTAAATATGGCTTTAGTGATCGTACCGGATGGAGTTTACTGTCGTTACAAAAAAACAGCGCTAGCTCAGTGCAGGATTCTCTTTTTTAAGGTTTATGGCATGGAACATGTAGCTATTATCGTTTTCTGGATGTTTTTTACATTAGTAGTTCCAATCTACGTTTACCGTGATGCAACGAACAAAAAGATTGCTTACCCTGAGCGATGGGGGGTTGGAGTGGCCTTATCTCTCTGCATTCTCCTCCCGTTATACCTGGTTATTAGATTATATTTTAGAGGAACGGATGATGAATTAAATGAATGGCATGCTGGATACCGCGATGCCAATCCTGTTCTTGTCTATGCGGTTATTATTCTGTCGTCATTATCTGGACTGGTATCTAACTTCTAGTTGGCACTGAAGCCCCTCAATCTGATTTACTGATCCCCCTCCCGCGATACTGACACCACCTTTACTTTTTGTGGTGTCAGTTCATGAATCTCAACGACTTCCAGCGAGCCGCCGGCATTACGCAACAGCGGGCGCAGCAATGGCTTGAGCCGCTGAATGCGGCAATGGCTGAATTCTTTATCAATACCCCGCTGCGCCAGGCTGGCTTTATCGCACAGCTGGGGCATGAGAGCCTTCGGTTTACCCGGGTCGTCGAAAGCCTGTACTACCGTGATGCTGCGCGTCTGGCGATGATTTTCCGTTCTGACTTCGATCTCAACAAAAATCGTAAGATTGAGCCGTCAGAACTGGCACTGGCCCAGCAGTTCGTCGGCAGGCCGGAAGCGACCGCTAATTTTGTCTATGCCAACCAGGGCGGGAACGGCCCGGAGTCCTCCGGTGACGGCTGGCGCTATCGCGGCCGCGGGTTAATTCAGATCACCCTCAAGAACAACTATCGAGCCTGCGGGCAGGCGCTTGGGCTGGACCTGCTGAAAAATCCCGACCTGTTGCTGGACCCGGTGAACGCGGCCTGTTCTGCCGCCTGGTACTGGTACCAGCATGGCTGTAATGCGCCTGCGGATGCGGCCAACGTGGTAGAAGTCACCCGCAAAATTAACCCCGCGCTGGTTGGTCTCGATGACCGTGCCATGCTTTTCGAGAAAGCCCGGAGGGTGTTATGTCCCTCAAAGAACTGATTTCTAACCCGTCGGGCCGGCTCAGCACCTCCGACACTATTACTTTTTTTACCTTCCTGGTCACGTCCGCGATCGTCATCTGGTACGGCTACAGCCTGCAGCTGCAGGAGTGGATGTTTACCGCCTACATCGTCGCCTGGGCGGGTCATAACATCGGTTCAAAACTGGTGGCCATGAAGCGTGACCAGCCTGCATCCACACCTAACGGAGGCACCCCCGATGGCCAGTAAACTCTGGGCGCTGGTTAAACCGCTGCTCCCCTGGCTGGTTGCTGTCGCACTGATTCTTTTCGTCGGTATCTGGATCGGGATTCAGGTGACAGCCATCCAGATGCGTGACGACGTTCAGACGGCGAACAACGCTACAGCGACCGTTCAGAAAGCCTTCGACAATTACAAAATTGAGCGTGAAAAAACAGATGCCGATAAGGCCAGACAAAACCAGTCGCAACTGCAGGCTCAGGTGAATCTCGCCGAGCACTACCGCCAGCAGGCGGACAAATTGTCCGGTGAGCTGCTGGCCAAAGGCAAGGCATTGACGATCGCACAGCAAAAACTGAGGGAAAAAACTGATGAACTCGCACGTAAAGATGGTCCTGGCTGGACTGGTATTGGTCCCGGGGCTTTGTGCCTGTACGGGCAAAACCTCGGCTATCCCGCCGGACCCGGTTGCAGTGAATATCTGTCAGCAGCCAACGGCGGAAATGCTGGAAATTCCGGCGATGCCGGCCGCGCCGGAGGCGGACTCTCCCCCCGGGGCATCCTCGGGCACAGTAACGCCTACGGCGAATGGTGCCAGCTCATCCGCAACAAACTAAACACCATTCGCCAGCTCTACGGTAAGGAGCCGCAATGACCCCTGACCAGATTTATCAGATATTGCTGGGCGGTCTTGGGCTCTTCGGCGGTATCTGGATACGCCGGCTGCAGTCGGATATTCGGGACCTCGAAAAAGCCGTTGAGCGTATCAAGGATGAATATCAGCGCCGGGAGGATTCCCGCCGCGACCATGACCAGCTGATAGACCGCATTCGCGATATCAAGGAATCGGTTGATCGCGTACTCGAAAAACTGGACAAGAAGGCAGACCGGACATGAAGGCCAGACAAAAGCGGCGTCAGCGTCGTATCACTACAGCAAACGTCACAGCGTCACCCCGGCTCACCAGCGATGACCCGTTACTGCTTCTGCAGAAATTACTGACCGAGCAACGTCAGCCGCTGTCATCCGACATCATGCCTGAGCTGGAGAAAATCTCCGGGGCAGTGATGCGTATCGATCGGCGTATTGATGCGATGGAAAGCCGGGTTATCCGTCAGGGGGCTATCTCCGGCGGTCTGACCGGGGCGCTGTCGGGCGGGCTGGTCGTGACGACCATTTCCTTAATCAAGGCCAAGATGGGGTTCTGATATGGCGCATCCGCCCGAGACAAGGGAAAAAGTTCGGCGGCTTTATATTCAGAGCCAGCTGTCACTGCAGATCGTTTCTTCGCAATGCGGCGTCAGTTTTGCGACGGCCGCCCGCTGGAAGAAAGACGCGCAGGACAACGGCGACGACTGGGACAAGCTCCGTGCCGCCAACGTGCTGGCGGGTAATGGTATGGAGGACGTCGGACGGGCGATCCTGCTGGGATTACTCGTTCAGTATCAGACCACTATCGAGCAGCTCAACGTTGATTCGCAGCTTCCGCCTCAGGCCCGCGTCGAACTGCTGGCCAGCCTCAGCGATGCTTTCAACAAGGCGACAGTGGCGAGTAAGCGCGTTCTGCCGGAAACCTCGCAGCTGGCCACAGCGATGGAGGTCATCACGATGCTGTCCACCTTCATCAGTGAACACTATCCGAAGCATATGGAAGCCTTTGTCCAGGTGCTGGAACCCTTTGGTAATGAGGTGCAAAAACACTATGGCTGACAAATTAATCCCGGTGAATGCCCGCGTCAGCGTAATGGCGAGCCAGGTGGCTTGCGTCATTGCGCCTGATTATAAGGAGTACGTCGAAGTCCATTTGCTTGATGGCCGTGTTGAATATCTGGAGTACGCCATGCGACAAGACCGCTGGAGCGCCAAGTCCCGTTTTGAGCAGGCTGTTAACGACGCTTTAAAGGGGGAGTAAATGTTCATTTCCGCCGTTGTGAAAAATGTGTCTCACGATCGCCTGTCATTCATCTGTCCGGGATGCGGTTTTTCTCATCAGGTGACCATTGGTCAGGGTGCGGGGCCGCGCTGGGACTGGAACCATGATTATGTTCGTCCGACCTTTAACCCCAGCATCCTGGTGAGCTGGGAAGAGCCGAGCGATAACCCGGCATATTTTGATGACCCGACTAAGGACCAGCACCGTGTCTGTCACAGCTTTGTGCGCGATGGTCTCATCCAGTACCTGGCGGACTGCACGCATGAACTGGCCGGGCAGACCCTTCCTTTACCCCGTATTGAGGGCTGACAGATGCGTTTTTTACTAAGCCTGCTTTTTGATGTGATCGTTGCAGTTTCTCTGACATTGGGTGTTCTGTGGTGCGATGAAAGGTTGCTGAATATCGGTTATTTTGCCGGCTGGTTTTTCGGTGTAGTCAACCTGACTGGCCTCGCCAGCGCAAATGGCCGGGCAACTATTGCGCGTGAATATAAGCCCCGCACTTTGCTCTGGCGCGGTTATGACGTGCTGACGGATACGGCTATTGTGTTTGCCATCTGGTCTGGCTGGTATGTCATGGGGGCCGTCTATGCGCTGCAGGCTGCGATAAAGGCGCAGATGTATGCAGAGCTGGAACGTAAGTTAACAGCACAGGCTGTGCCGGAGTAACCCAGTGACGCGTAAAAAGAATGTCAGCCTGAATAAAAAGGAGTTTGAGGCCCAGCTCAACGAGCTGGCCGCATCGCTGCGTCGGTCCATCGAGGCGGAACAGGTCGGCTTTGACCCGTCTCAGGAGGCAGTCAATCAGCGCCGTGAGGCGGTCAGGGATCCGGTTAACGGCTTTCGCTACTTCGTGCAGAACTACTTCCCGCACTATATCCGCCATAAAGATGAGTCGGAGCTGCATAAGTTCCTGTTTCAGCGTCTGCCTGAAATCGTTAGTGCGACCGTCAGTCAGCAGGACGCCATCGCCGCTCCCCGTGGTGAGGCCAAATCGACCATCGTCAGTCAGCTCTTTGTTCTGTGGTGCATCATCCTGGAGCTGAAAAAATACCCGGTCATCATCATGGACAGTATCGATCAGGCGTATCCGATGCTGGAAGCCATCAAGGCGGAGCTCTGCTGGAACCCGCGTCTGAAAATGGATTTTCCTGAAGCCTGCGGTCCTGGCCGCGTCTGGCAGATGGGTACCATCCTGACGGCGACAGATATCAAGGTGCAGGTTGCCGGCAGCGGTAAAAAGCTGCGCGGCTTGCGTCATGGCCCGTATCGTCCTGACCTGGCCATACTGGATGATATTGAAAATGATGAGCTGGTCCGCAACCCGGACCAGCGCGACAAGCTGGATAACTGGCTGAAAAAGACCGTCCTGCCGCTGGGTGGCGCGGGGGCCAAGTTTGATGTGATCTACATCGGGACCATTCTGCATTACGACTCGGTGCTGTCACGTACCCTGAAAAACCCACTGTGGAAACGCAAACGCTTTAAGGCACTCATTACCTGGCCGTCAGACATGACGCTCTGGGATAAGTGGGAAGAAATCCTGCGTAACAACGACGAGGATGGTGAGCTGCTGGCCCGGGCGTTCTACGACGAGCACAGGGAGGCAATGGAAGCCGGCGCGGTAGTTTCCTGGTCCGCGCGGCCACTCTATACCCTGATGTTGATCCGCGCCCGTGACGGTCACAGCACCTTCGACAGTGAATACCAGAATGACCCGGTCAGCGGCGATGATGCACCGTTCGCCACCTGTATCACCTTCTGGGTGAACCGGCTGAAGGAATGGTCATTCTTTGGCAGCATTGACCCCAGTCTGGGTCTAAAAGGTAATTCCCGAGACCCATCGGCAATTCTGGTCGGCGGCTTTAACCGGATGACCGGCGTTCTGGACGTCGTCGAAGCCCGCATTAAAAAGCGTCTGCCGAGCGTCATTATCAGCGACACCATCGCGCTGCAGCGGGAATACGGCTGTCTGTGCTGGTCGGTTGAGGCGGTCCAGTTTCAGGAGTTCCTGCGTACTGAGCTGGTTCGTCAGTCAGCAGAGCTGGGGGTCCCGGTCCCGGCGATGCCGGTTACTCCGCACTCAGACAAAATCCTGCGTATCGAGTCCCTGCAGCCTTACGTGTTCAACAAACTGATTCGGCTTCACCCGAGCCAGGTGACCCTGATAGAGCAGCTCCGCCATTTTCCTATGGCCGATCATGATGATGGTCCCGATGGGCTGCATATGCTCTGGGCGCTGTGTAACTCGTTTGGGACGCGAGACGGGTTCCGCCACGTTCCGCGCCGGCAGGACGATGACAGAGATGATGACAACAGACATTCAGGCCAGCAGCGCCAGCGTTCCCGCTCGCGCTTTGGCAACGGAGGATGGTAATGGGCAAGATAGTTGATCAGTGGGGCCGCCCATTTGATAAGGCGGTAACAAAAGCGCCTCAGACCGCACGGATGATTCAGCTTAACAGCACGTATCCGGCTCACCCCTCACGGGGGCTGACGATTAGGCGTCTGCCGCGAATACTGCAGGAAGCTGAGCAGGGTTATCTTTCCGCTCAGGCAGATCTCTTTGACGATATGGTCGAAAAGGATGGACATATCTTTTCGGAGATGGCCAAGCGCAAGAATGCGTTACTGGGTCTCGACTGGAGCATTGAACCCCGGCGCAATGCGACGGCGGAAGAGAAGAACCTCGCGGCCATGGTTCAGGAGTGGTTCGACTCTCTCGATAATCTGGAAGATATCATCCTGCAGGCAGCGGATGCGATCGGGCATGGTTTCAGCTGTCAGGAGCTGGAATGGGAACTGGAAGAGAATGTCTGGCTACCCAGCGCCGCCCACCTCAGGCCGCATCGCTGGTTCCAGGCACGCCCTGACCGTGGCGATAATATCCGCCTGAATGATGGCAGCATCGACGGTGCAGAGCTGATGCCGTTCGGCTGGATGGTCCATAAGCATAACGCGAAAACCGGCTTTACCGGTCAGTCGGGTCTGTATCGCGTGCTGGTCTGGCCGTACCTGTTCAAGAACTTTGCGGTGCGCGATCTGGCGGAGTTCCTGGAGATTTATGGTCTGCCGGCGCGCGTCGGTAAGTACATGGCTGGCGCAACGGACCAGGACAAAGACGCGCTTTTCGAAGCGCTGGTTACCCTGGGCCACAATGCGGCGGGTATTATTCCACAGGGTACCGACATTGACTTCAAATCGGCAGCATCCGGCCAGGCTGACCCGTTTGTTGCGATGATGGACTGGTGTGAGCGCACACAATCAAAAGTGATCCTCGGGGCAACCCTCACCAGTCAGGCCGATGGAAAGACCTCAACCAATGCGCTCGGCAATGTCCACAACGACGTTCGTCACGATATCCTCGTCTCGGATGCCAAGCAGCTGCAAGGCTTCTTCAGTAGCATGATTGATATGTTGCTTCGGATTAACGGGTATGAAATATCTCGCCGTCGCCTGCCTAAATTTGTATTTGATACCCGGGATATTGAAGAGATCGCATCCTTTTCAACGGGTGTTAAAAATCTGGTTGAGTCGGGTGTTAAAAGTATTCCGGCATCCTGGGTACATAAGAAACTGGGTATTCCTGTCCCCCAGAAAGATGAAGCGGTACTGGAGGCTCCCGCTCAGGCCAGCTCAACGTCCCCGGTTGCTCTGAGTCAGCGATTCCGGCGCATTGCTGCCCTGACCACCGCCGCAGAGCTGTCAGACCCGGCACAGGAAGCGCTGGATAATGGGCGCCCGGTACCGGAGAAAATCGCGGCCGCAATGGAAAAGCTGATTGCGCCGCTGGTTGCGGCGTTGCAGGACGGAAAACTTCCGGATGAAGCCATGGATATCATCGCCGGCAGCTATCCTGACCTGGACGACAGCGAGCTGGTCACCCTGCTGGAGCAGGCGCTCTTTGTCTCCGATGTATGGGGGCGGCTGAATTCCGATGCCTGAAAGCGTTGATCTGAGTTATGCGATCGGGCTGAAACCTGCTCAGGCCATCGAGTATTTCCAGTCCAAAGGTTACACCATAGGCTTTAACTGGCATGAGGTGGAGGCGCGGGCGCACGCGACGGCGTTCACCGTCGCCGGCATCCTTCGCCAGGATATTCTGCAGGACGTGCGTGCCGGCCTGCAGGACTCGCTGGACAATGGGCTGACGCTCGAGCAGTTCCGCCGGCAGATGACGCAGAAGCTGACGCAGAAAGGCTGGCTGGCCGATAAGGCGAAGCTGGTCGCCGATGAGGATGGCGTACTGGAGGGCAAGCAGTTAACCCCGCGCCGGCTACGCACCATCTTTGAAACCAATATGCAGTCGTCCTACGGTGCAGGCCGCTACGCCCAGCAGATGGAGAACGCCGCCGACCACCCGTACTGGACACGCGTGGCGGTCATGGACCTGCGCACACGGCCCGCACATGCAGCACTGAACGGGCTGACGGCCCGCTATGACGATCCCATCTGGCAGTTTGCTTACCCTCCCGACGGCTGGGGATGCCGCTGTCGCGTCCGGGCTCGTTCGCAAAGCGATATAGACAGCAAGAGCATCACTGTCTGGTCCAGCGAAGGGCATCTGGAAACCGTGCAGCAGGCATGGGGGCCGCAGGATACCCGCGAGGTGCAGGCGTTTCGTTACAACGGTCAGCTGTATACCCCGGATGCCGGCTTTGGCCACAATCCTGGTCAGGGCTGGCTGGCTAGCCTCGGTCAGAGACTGATGGACCGCTCAACCTCATCACCACCACAGATGGCCGCGCTGGCTGTTCAGCACACACTTTCGGAGCCGCAGCTGCTTGACGCGATCACGTCAGACATGCGCCGCTTCGTGAATCAGTCGCTGCTGCGTGAGCCAGCCGGTGCTTTCCGTCATGCCGGCGCACTCAGCACCCGCACACTCGATGCGCTTTCTGGTCGTGGCCGTATGCCCGACGCCGCAGTGATGACGGTGACCGACAGCGCGGTGGTACAGTCACCCGGGCCGCTCTGGGAGCAGTTGCCGGCACAGCTGCGCCAGCCTGCAGCGGTTCTGGCTGATGGTGACGATCTGCTTTATGTCATCCGCAATGGCGAGTCACTCCACCAGGTGCTGGCCGTTTCCGGGCAGAACGCTGCCGGTTACGAGCTGCAGTTACCGGACGGTGGCGCAGAACTGACACCGGCGTCCCTGCAGTCGCTGGCTGAATTACCGATACTGGAGGGCGCGTTAAATGGCCTATGAAATCGTTTTTGACGTCACCGACTTTGAGCGCTCACTGGGCGAGCTCATCAGAAGCTTTGAGAATCGTGCGCCACTGATGCGAATGCTGGCCGGGATGATGGAGGACGCCGTCCAGGAGAACTTCGAACAACAGGGCCGACCTAAGTGGCTCGGATGGAGTCCACGTTATGCCAGGCGGCGGGGGCCAGGTCAGATACTGCAGCGATCTGGTCGGCTGGCTTCGAGCATCGTTCAGTACAGCGACAACGATATGGCGACCGTCGGGACCAATGTCATCTATGCTGGCATTCACCAGTCTGGCGGAAAGATTAGCATCCCGGCCCGCAGTCAGCAGGCGTACTATCGCCAGAACAAGGACGGCACCCTGAACAATCAGTTTGCCCGCAAGAGTAAAGCTAATTACGCAGAGTGGAATACCATCCCGGCATATGAGATTAAAATGCCTGCCCGCCCGTTTCTTTTTCTGGCCGAATCCGACGTCAGCGCTATGGAAGAAAAATCGGTGAATTATTTCAGCCAGATCTACCGGTAAAGCCTGAAAACCGAAAACGCGCTGTAACGCATCACAGGGCGTTATCTTGCTGCCACCTCACGGAACTACCATGACAGGGTGCTCAGGCGTTTTTAAAAGCGGTTTAAAAACGTTTAGCGCTATTGCCCTGCGGCGGGACAGAGTGACATGATGTAACGGCATTCTCTTCCTTTATATACCCACTGAAGCCCGTCAACTTATTACGCCGCTATATTCCCTGTACTGTCGGCGTCATGAAAACACATATCGCGTCACTCTCACAGGTTATCAGCGCTGCAAATCGCGGCGTGATCCAGCTGTTGCCGGCCGGTACCTTCCGTGCCGGCGACGGCCGCCCGGCAGAATGCCCGGATGGCTGGTTTATTGATGCCACGATCGCGGCATCATTAATCGCCGCCGCTGACGCCCGCCAGACTCCCTATGTCATCGACTACGAACACCAGACCCTGCGTTCAGCGAAGAACGGGCTACCCGCGCCGGCTTCGGGCTGGTTTAAAAAGCTGGAGTGGCGTGAAGGGGTTGGCCTGTTTGCCGTGGATGTTGAATGGACTGACGCCGCTGCTGCCGCTATCGATGCCGGTGAATACAAATTTATTTCCCCCGTTTTTCTTTACGACGCGACTGGTCTGGTCACCACGTTAATTAACGCGGCCCTGACCAATACGCCCGCCCTGGACGGCATGGATGAGGCAATGCTTGCCGCTGCCTCCCTCCTCGCCGCCACTTCAACTGAGGACACAACGATGGATGAATTGCTGGAACAGCTCCGCTGGTTCCTGGGTCTGCCGCTTTCGTCAACCGAAGCCGACATTCTCAACGAGCTGCAGAAGCTCATTAACAAAATTAAGGCTTCGGACAGTCAGGCTGCCGCTGGTCTTGCCTGGATTAACGGGCTTGAGGCCAGCGTCGCTGCGCTGACGTCTCAGGTTGAGAATCCTGATCCTGCTCTCTGGGTATCCGTGGATGTCATGAATCAGGCGATTGAACAGGCCCGGGCCTCAGGTGAGGAGCAGATTGCTCAGCTGACGCTGCAGCAGTCCACAGAGCTGATTCAGGCGGCCTTGTCTGATGGCCGTTTGTTGCCGGCGCAAAAAGGCTGGGCGGAGGCGCTGGCCAAATCCAGCCCCGACAAACTCCGCGATCATCTGAGCAAGCAACCGCGTATCGCCGCGCTCACCACCACGCAGACCGGTGGCCGTCCGCCGTCAGGCCTGCCATCCCGTGCAGTCGATGCCCCGGATGATGAACTGAATCCGGCCGTACTGAGCGTGATGGGCCTTAATCCGAACGATTTTATCGAGGGAAACAGCAATGTCTGATCGTAACACCCCCTGGCGCAATGGTGAGCTTGTCGCCGCGCCTGTGGCTGCGGCCACAATGATTTATGGCGGGCACATGGTTGGCCTGAATGCCAGTGGTATGGCTGTTCCTGCCGCAGCCACCGCCTCCCTGACCATTTTCGGCGTTTCCGATGAGTACGCGGATAACACTGCCGGTGCGGCCGGGGCGACGTCGGTCATGGTTCGTCGCGGTAAAGCCTGGAAACTGGCCAACTTCTCCGGGGACGCTGTAACCCAGGCTGAAGTCGGTAAGACCTGCTATGTCGCGGACAGTATCACCGTCGCCAAAACCAGCAACACCAATGCGCGACCGGTGGCCGGTACCGTTATTGCCGTCGAGTCTGATGGCGTCTGGGTTGAAATTTAAGGAGAACAGCCGTGATTGTTAACAAGCAGAACCTGAAAACCATTTTTATCGGTCTTAAGAAGACCTTTCAAAATGCGTTTGATCAGACCCCTAACGACTGGCAGCAGATTGCCATGGTCGTGCCGTCCAGCACCAAGGAAGAGAACTACGCCTGGTTGTCGCGTTTCCCGAAAATGCGTGAATGGGTTGGCGAAAAAGTGGTGAAAGCCCTGGAAGGCTTCAGCTACACCATCCGTAACAAAGACTGGGAAGCGACCATTGAGGTCGATCGTAACGATATCGAAGACGACACCATGCTGGGTTATGCACAGCAGGCTCAGGGTGCTGGCCAGTCTGCCGCAGAACTGCCAGCCGATATTATCGGCCGGCTGCTGAGCGGTGGTTTCACCAACTTCTGTTATGACGGCCAGTACTTCTTCGATACGGATCACCCGGTCGGTAGTGGCGTGGCGTCCAACAAAGGCACGAAAGCGCTGTCTGCCGCATCGTTCGCCACAGCCCAGGCATCTTACGGTGCAGCCCGTTCAGCGATGCGTGACTTCAAGGATGACGAAGGTGAAAACCTGCGTATCCGCCCGGGTCTGCTGGTTGTCCCGCCGGCGCTGGAAGATACCGCCAACTATCTGATGACCGCCGATCGTTTCCCGGATAACACACCAAACATCTACAAAGGGACAGCGAAAGTCCTGGTGTGGCCGGGGCTGGCTACCGATACCGAGTGGTATCTGTTTGACAACACCCAGCCGGTGAAACCGCTGGTCTATCAGGAGCGTAAAAAGCCGGTATTCGTCGAGCAGACCAATATGGACAGCGACGACGTCTTCCTGATGAAGAAGTACAAATTTGGTGCCGAGGCCCGCTCCAACGGCGGTTATGGCTTCTGGCAGATGGCTTTTGGTTCAACAGGGGTGGATGCATAAATGCCTGAAATTACGATTACTTCCAAGCGCGACGGTTTCCGTCGCTGCGGTGTGGCACACCGTGACGTGCCGGTAACCTGGCCTGATGGCAGTTTTACTGACGAGCAGATCGCCATCCTGCGTGCCGAGCCGGCGCTGGTTGTCCATCTCGGCACTGTCAGCGGCGATGACGACAAACTAAAAATCGCTCAGGGACGGATTCAGGAGCTGGAGGCTGTCGTGCTGCAGCTCAACGACGACGCGGCTGGTCTGAAGAGTCAACTGGCTGAGGTGACCGCTGACCGCGATCGTCTGCAGGAAGCGCTGACAGCCGCAGGCAGTGCATCCGTCTCAGAGGTGAAGGAAAAAGGTGCTGACGATACCGCTGCCGCTGAGTCTTCGGCAAAACCGAAAAAGTAAGCGGAGACAGCTATGTACGCAACCCGGGACGATATGGTCAGGCAGTTTGGTGAAACGGAATGTATCGCGCTTTCCGATCGTGATTTTACCGGTGAGATTAATGACGACGTGCTGAACGGTGGCCTTGAGCGGGCCACCGCCACCATCGACAGTTATCTCGCTGGCCGTTATCCGGTGCCATGGACTGATACGCCCGGGATCCTGACGGGTAAGTGTTGCGATATCGCCCGGTACGAACTCACCGGTGCAGAGACGCAGAACACAGAGGAGATACGTCAACGTTATGAAGACGCAATCAGGTATCTGGAGCGTGTGGCTGATGGCCGCATCACGCTGGGCCGTCTCCCGGATGGTTCAGTCGCTCAGGGTGGGAGTGTTTCCCGCTTTTCCTCGGCTGGCCGGGTTTTCGGGCGCAGTGAAACGGATGGGGGTGCATTTTGATTATCACGCAAATCGAATCCGCCATTATCGACAGGCTCACCCGGGGGCTCGGCAAACTGGTCCGCGAGGTGCGTTCCTACAGTGGCGAACTCGATGGCGATCCTGCTGATGTCATTCGCCAGCTTCCGGGCGTCTGGGTCACTTTTGGCGGTGTACAGAGTTCAGAACTGCTGAGCACCGCCCGTAATAAGTGGCGGGATACCGGGCGTTTTGTGGTCCTCTCGGGAGCACGAAGCGTGCGCAGTGATCAGGCTACCCGCCACGGTGGACCGTCATTCAACGAGGTCGGCTCCTACCAGCTGGTTTACGCCATCCGCCGGCTGTTGGCACGGCAGGACCTGGGATTACCGATTGAGCATCTGATGCCTGGCAAGGTGCGAACCCTGTTTAACACGCAGGTAAAAGCGGCGGCAATGTCTGTTTTTGCCTGCGAATTTGATACCCGCTTTGATTCGGAATCACTGGAGAACGGTCGCTTCCCGCTGGCTCCAGCCGACCTGCCATCTGGTCATCCTGACCTGATTTTTGGCGAATATGGCGGAGAGCACAGCCCGGATGACCCGGCCTGGCTGACCACTGATTTGCGGTATTTCCTGAACGGCCAGGAGCCGTTCGCTGCTGAGGATATTATTCATCATGAAAGTGAAAGCCCGTGAAGGGATCCGGGTACCGCGCGAGGATAACGCCCGCCGGTACATCGAGCAGGAACCGGTTGAGGTTCCTGAAAGCACCTACTATCTGCGGCGTCTGAATGAGGGCGACCTGGTGAAGGTGACAGATGCGACCGTTGATGTTACGGCCGCTGCAGCAACGACCGGCAAAGGAACCAAATAATGTCCAGCCCGAATATTTCTTTCGACAACATCCCGTCGAGCATCCGCAAACCGGGGCAGTATTTTGAGTTCAATACGAAACTTGCTGTCCGCACGTTGCCGGCGAATGCGCAAAAAGTGTTGATTGTCGCCCCGATGCTCGCCAGCGGCAGCCTTGAACCGCTTGTGGCCACCAGTGTATTCAGCGGCGATGAAGCCGCAGTGTACTTCGGTTACGGCTCCATTGCGCATCTGATGGTGGTAGCTGCCATCAATACCTATTCCTACCTCGATCTGACCGTTATCGGTGTCAGTGATGCCAGCGCCGGGATTGCCGCTACTGGTACGCTGACCATCACCGGGCCTGCCAGTTCGCAGGGTGTGGTCAGTCTGTGGATCGGTAATACCCGCGTGGATGTGGCCGTCAGTGCGGCAGATACCGCAACTGAAATCGCTGCAGCGATGAAAACTGCGATCGATAATCAGCCGGAGCTGCCAGTTACTGCTGCAGTGTTAGCTGGTGTCCTGACCCTGACCGCGAAGAACAAAGGTGCGGCCGGCAACGATATCCGCCTGCGTGCGCAGACCACTGCATCCGGTACGACGACTGCCGTCGTTGGAATGGCCAGCGGGGCCACTGACCCGGATATCGCACCGGCGCTGGCGAACGTCGTGGCTGCAGGCCACAACATCATCGTCAGCCCGTTCTGCACCCAGACCACGCTGACAGCACTGCGTACTCATCTGGATTTTGTTTCCGGCCCGATGGAGCAACGCGGCGCGGTGGGCGTCGCCGGCTGGCCGGGTACGCTTGCCGCCGGTACCACTCTGGCATCACAAATCAACAGCGGGCGAATTACGGTGGGCTGGCATAACGGTTCCGTTATGCTGCCGGCAGAAATTGCGGCGGCATATGGCGCACGTATTGCCAGTGAAGAAGACCCGGCCCGACCGCTGAACACCCTGACACTGGCGCTGGATGTGACGGACCTCGCCAGCCGCCCGGGACGAACCGAGCAGGAAAACGCGCTACATAACGGCCTGACTCCGTTTGAAGTGGGTTCCGGCGAGACGGTGCAGATCGTCCGCGCTATCACGACCTATACCCGTAATGCCAGCGGCGTCGATGATGTGTCTCTGCTGGACCTGACGACCATCCGTACCCTGGATTACGTGCGTAAAGCCTGCCGCGAGCGAATTGCGCTGCGCTTCCCGCGTGAAAAGCTCTCTACGCGTACGCCTCCACTGGTCCGCAGCGAACTCTATGACGTGCTGCTGAAGCTGGAAGAGCTGGAAATCATTGAGGAAGTTGACGCCAATAAGGACGCGCTGATCGTCGAGCGTGACAGCCAGGATGTTAACCGCCTGAATGCCCGTATTCCGTCGGATGTGGTGAACGGTCTCCACGTCTTCGCCGGTCGCATCGATTTGCTTCTGTAAGGAGAGCATGTAAATGGCACTTGAAGAATACGTCGGCTCAATCGTTCTGTACGTGGACGGCCAGGAGATTGAGGTTACCGATATTCGTCCCCAGACGAACACCGGGCGCAAGCTGGTGAAAACCATGAACCGGACCGGCCGCGCCAAAGGCTATTCGAAAGGTATCGCAGAGCATTCATTGCAGATCACCGTCGTACTCCCGAAAAACGTCGCGCAGCCTGACTGGGATGAAATGGAAGGTGCGAAGCTGACTCTGATGGATATGGACGGCAACCCGCTGTACTCCTATCTGGACTGCTTCACCACTCAGACCGGCGAACAGTACAGCGTGGATAACGAAGCCCGCCGCGATATCACAGTACAGTCACTGCGTAAGGTACAAGGCTAATGAAAGCATCAGGAGAATTGTTATTCGGCATTCCTTCAAAGGATGGCAGTGTTATCCATTATGACTACACAGTGATACTGCCGGTGATTCGTCATACCGTGAATGCACTACAGGCGACAATGGAAGCACTTGGCGAGACGACCAGTGCGGCGGCACATATGTACTATCGCGTTGCTGTCCTGGCGGAAGTGATTCAGTCCCTCGGAAGCCTCAGTGCCGATGAAATCACTGCTGAACTGCTGCTGGACGGACTGACTGACGATGATATGGATCTGCTTGATGCAGAGCTTGCCGGGCTCAAAAAAAAGCGGATGCGCACGCTGCCGGACTTAGCGGACTCCGGCGAGCCATCCTCGCCCTTGGACAGTACGGGATCAGCGAAGACAGCGTCAGGGGAATGACGCCAGGCGAGTTACAGTCCTGGCTTGACGATCTGGCACGGCTGCAGGGGAAAAAACCTGCAGACCGTGCGCCTAAGATTAAATCCCGCCGGGCCACCAGAAAAAAGGGGAAACGGTAAATGCGTGACTTAAAGCTTGCCATGACCCTGCTTGCGCGGGATCAGGGCTCAAAAGCCTTACGGCAGGTGCTGACAGATATCCAGCGTCAGACGATCGCCAATAAGAAAGCAGAAGATGATGCCTCTCGTGCCCGGGAGCAATCCTCACGTGAGGGGATTAGAGCATCACGCACCCTTCAGCAGGAATATCAGCGGGCGGCCAGCGCCCGTTCAACGCTGGGGATCCGTTCTGAAAAAGATATTCAGCGTGAAATCATGCAGACTCAGGCCGCTTATAACCGCCTTCTGCGCTCCGGCACCATGAGTGCTAATGAACAGACTCGCGCATTCAGGGCTATGACCAGCCAGGTTGCACAGTTACGCACTGAACTAAATGGCGCGGGTCAGTCGATGTCGCGTATGGAGCGTCTGCGTAACTGGGGCGGCAACGCAACTGCTATTGCAGGCGGCGTGACGGCAGCGGCAGCAGTGCTGCGTGAGCCCGTTCGTAACCAAATGAGTTATGAACAGCGCCTTGCCATGATGGCCAATACGGCGTTTGCTGATGAAGGCATTGCAGGTCGACGCTCAGGCATGCAATCAATGGACCAGCTGATTCGTCGGGCGGTATCCGTTGGTGGAGGTAATAAAGATAGTGCAGCCGGGACTCTCGATGCACTTCTGGCATCAGGTACAGTCGATTTTAAATCAGCAGAACAACTGTTACCCATGCTTCAAAAATACTCGACAGCGACCGGCGCTGATTCTCAGGATCTGGCGATGATTGCCATACGCCTGAAGCAAACTTTTGGTGTGAAAGATGAAGACATACCAAAAGCACTGAATATGGCAATCAAAGCGGGTCAGGCTGGCTCTTTTGAGTTGGCTGATATGGCTAAATATCTACCCGAGCAGTTAGCTAATGCCGGCAATGCGGGTATGAAAGGCCTTGATGATTTTGCAACATTGCTCGGGTTAAACCAGGCGGCTGCAATCACTGCGGGTAGCAGCAGCCAGGCCGGAAATAATGTTACACAGTTCCTTGCTAAGATAACCAGCAGGGATGCGGCGACAGCTGCTGAGCGTATTAAATACAACGGAAAAGGGATTGACCTTCCCGGTTCTCTTGTAAATGCGCAAGGTAAAGGAATGAACTCCATTGATGCTTTTAGTGCAATCGTGGATAAAATCGTTGCGAGTAACCCCGAGTATAGCAAGCTCGAAAAAAGGCTGGCTAATTCCACCGATAGTGCTGACCGACAAAGGATTATGGCATCCCAGGCAAAAATCCTTGAGGGTTCATCTGTAGGACAAATCATTGCAGATCAGCAAGCATTGATGGCATTGGTTGCATACCGTTCAAATCGAAAATATGCCTATGAGGTCCGGGATAGTGCCAATGTGCAGAGAACCCTCGCAGATGGAGCGACGGCGGGTGACCTGAACTACGAATTAATGTCTGGCACAGCCGGTTTTAAAACTAATCAGTTAGGTAACCAATCCGACTTTGCACAGATGGATGCCATCAAGCCTCTGTCTGAAGTACTTGGTACACTTTCGAAAAACCTTACCGACTATGCAGCTGAATACCCAGGGTTGACCACTGCCGTTGCGGGGGCAACAACAGGCATCAAAGCACTGGCCGCAGCCGCAGCCGCCATAGCGGGTATCCGCTTTCTTACCGGTGGCGGTTTCCCCGGCATAGGTCGAAAAGGTGGTAGTGGCGGTGGCTCTTTCAGCCCGGCAGATCTCCTTACTGGCGGCGGAGCGTCGGGGGCGGGAGTGGTCCCGGTCTACGTAACGAACTGGAAAGATATTGGCGGCGATGACAAGAGTGGCGTAATGGATTCCCTCAAGGATATTCCAGGAGCCGTTGGAAAATTTGCAGCCTACTTTACCGCTGCAACTGCTATTAAAGAAACTCTTGACGAAAAAATGGATGACATCAATAAAGAATCACAAGAAAAAGGAATTTCTCCTGGAGAATTGCTTCAGCAAAAGCTCGATGAGAAAAAGGTACCTCTTTTTGACTGGGATTTTAGTTCCTGGTGGTCATCCCCTCAGAATATTCGCGTGCCTGAATCGGCCAATGGTTATCCCGTCCCTGGTTTTGCTCAGGCGCCTGCTCAACATTTACCCATTAACATCACCACGCAACTGCAGGTAGATGGCCGTGTACTGGCTGAGGTGGTTAACGAGGCTAACAGCCAGTCCGCCACCCGTGGCCCACAGGGAGGACCGCACTGATGGCATGGGAAACAGATCTGCAGGACGCCAGCTTCCGGGGCGTCGCCTTCGATATCATCACAACGCGTGACAGCGTGCAGCGTGATATCGCCCAGCATGAATACCCGTATCGCAACGGGGCCAATATTGACGACCTCGGCGGTAAACCACGCAGCCTGCAGTGTCAGGCGGTCTTCTTTGGCGACGACTATGAAAGCCGGCTGCAGGCGTTCATTGCCGCACTGGACGTGCGCGGCTCGGGCGAGCTTATTCATCCTGTGTTTGGCTCCATGCCGGATATGCTGTGCTATGTCTATCAGGTAAACCACGACGCGGAGACGCCTGACTACTGTACTGTTGATCTGCAGTTCCTGCAGTCAGGTCTGGATGTGAAGTTCTTCGTACGCGAATGGCCACTCAGTCAGGCAGATGCCATTTTCAACCAGGCCCAGGAAATCCTCGACAGTACCGCCACGTTACTGGATAACGCCATGAAGCCGCTGAGAACGGCGCGTCAGTATATGGCCCGCGCCAAAGCGCTGGGTGTCACAGCGCTGAACATGGCGGCCATTCTCAGGAGTGAAATCACAGGTTTTATCAGCAGCACGACTGATTTTGTCAATTTCCCGGCAGCCTTTATGACTGACCTTCAGTCTGCGCTGAGCCTGCAGAGCTCAGCAGCGACCAGTTCCATCAGCTCGGACTCTGCTGTATACGCTTCCGTGCCGTCGGTCGTCCTTGCTGACTGGTCAGCGGTGAAAACCCAGGCCGATGAAGTGGCCGTACTGCCGGCAAGTCTTGTCAATGGCGATGCGACAGCTTCCGTTGAAATGCCGGCAAACGTAACCACCACCGATATCCGTGAGCTGATTGCCATGACCCAGCTGGCAGTCGCCCTTGAGTTGTCGCAGCAGGCGGCTGACCTTCTGAGCGATGAGACCGTCACCGATGCGTTAAGCCCCGATGATATCAGTCTTATCACCGGTGATGCCCGCCGGGCAGTACAGAACGCAATCGACAGCGTCCGCAGTACCTGGGCCGCTGAGATGGAGACCGTGAGCAGCTCAACGACGTCGATCGCGCTGGAATATGAGCCGGTTATTAATGGCCTTCGTGATACCGCGCTTTCCCTGCAGTCGATGGCCACGGCACTGATTCAGGCCAGACCTCCACTGATTCAGCGCACGGTGGCCAGTGCCACGAATCTGCATTTGCTTGCCCACCTGTGGTATGGCGATTACAGCCGGGCCACTGAGCTTAAGCTCCTTAATCCGTCCCTTCGTGACCCCAATAACATCATCGCGGGAGACGTCCTGAATGGCTACGCAGAATAAACAGACAGCCCAGGATAATGACCTGGATAAAGTGTCGGTCATCGTCGGAGGTAAGGTGCATTCCGACTGGTCCGGCTATGGTATCGACAGCGACTTTCTTATCCCCGCCGATGCCTGGTCGATGCGTCTCGGTCTGCCCGATGGCATCTTTCCAGAAGGTGTGGCGCGGGGTGTCCCGGTTCAGGTCCGCATCGGGCCGGATGTGGTGATGACCGGGCGTATTGACCGGGTTTCGCGTACCGTCAGCCGGGATCAGGTTTCGCTTTCAGTCACGGGCCGTGACGGTGCGGCCATCCTGGTGGATTGCGCATCCCCGTTGCTGACCAGCCGTCAGGCCAGCCTCGAGGAAGTCATCGCCCAGGTCGTTCGGCCGCTGGGTATCAAAAATATCGAGCTGCACGCCGAGAGCTCGATCCGTAATGACAAAATCACCACTGAACCTGGTGAGCGGGCATGGGATATCCTGCTGCGGGCCTGTGCGGGCCGTGGTCTCTGGCCATGGTTCCGGCCTGACGGTACGCTGGTTATCGGTGGGCCAGACTACACCACAGCGCCGGTGGCCACGCTGGTGATGCGCCGCTCCGGTGAGGGCAATAATCTCCTCAGCCTAACCGATGAAAGCAGTATGGAGCGCAGCTTTTCCCGTCTGACAGTACTGGCGCAGGGCCATGCCCATTCGACAAATAAAAAGAAAGAGTTGGGGATAATTGATGTCACCAGCCCGACGACATTTTCTATGACCGAAGATGCAGATACGTCTGAAACCGAGCTGGATATCGGGTTAGCCGAGACCGGCCAGCATGGTCTGCAGTTTACCGTTGAGGATCCGACCGTCACCTATTACCGGCCACAGGTCATCGTCATGCATGATGCAGATGACCTTGAGCAGGTGCGTTACCGTGCCCGCAAGATGATGGCTGATGCCCGGCTGGAGGGGTACAGCCTGATTGCCAGGGTTCAGGGACACCGGACCAGTGACGGTGTGCTGTGGGAGCCAGGGCAGCGCATCCACGTCATCAGCGAACCGCACGGTATCGATGCCATCTATTTTCTGATGGGGCGGGAGTTTACCGGTGGACGCCCGGGCGGCGCGGTGACCACGCTGCGGTTGAAAGAAGATGGTGTCTGGATACCCGACGCGTGGCCGAAGAAGAAAAAGGCCCGCAAGGGACGGAAAAAGAAAAAACAGGAGCTGGGGATAGTCGATGTGGAACCAGGTTGATTTACGTATACGCTCTGCGCTGCGCGGTATTCGCCTTGCTTTCCGGGGACGTTTAACCCGCGTTAAAAGCGATTTAACCATCCAGCAGGTGCAGCTTAAAGGGCTGGCCGGCGAGCAGCTGCAGGACGCCGAACTGTTCCAGCACTTCGGGTTTACCAGTTGCCCGCCTGCCGGCACTCAGTGTATCGTGCTTCCCATCGGTGGCCAGACCTCGCATGCCATCATCATCGCCACCGAGAACGGTGCATACCGTTTGCAGGTGGCCAGCGGTGAAGTGGCCATCTACTCTGATGAAGGTGCTTTTGTGCATATCAAAAAGGGCCGAATCGTCGAAGTGGATTGTGATGAGTACCTTGTTAAAACCAAAAAATACACCGTTGAAACTGAGGATTATGGCGTTACGGCGTCAGCCGGTGCGACCTTTGAGACGCCATTACTGAAAGCCAGCGACCAGCTGGCCGATGGTAAATCGACGCTCGATCAGATGCGCGAGACCTATGATGACCATGACCACGATCATGGCGGTGATGCAGGCATCACGGATAAACCGAACCAGCAGATGTAACCCCCGCCAGACCCACTGAAGCCCTTCAACTTATTCATACCAGTCCACTCTGTCATCATGGCAGCGTGGACAGACTATTAGACCCGACAACCGGCGACTACGCCGGCACGAGCACGAGCACCCTGGCTAACGCAGTGTATCTGCGTCTGACCATCCCGCTCGGCTCGTGGTGGGCGCAGCCGGATGTCGGTTCAAAGCTTTACCTGCTGAGGAGAGAGAAAGATGTAACCCGCGTACATAAACTCGCTCGCCAGTATGCTGAAGAGGCGCTGGCACCGCTGACGGCTGATACTGATGGCCGGGCAAAAAGCATCACAGTAGAAACCTTTCAGGGGGAGCCGGGCTGGCTCCTTTTATTGATCACCGTTATTCAGGCCGATGGTATTACCGTCCCCTTTAAGCATTTTGTGAGGGTTATTTAATGCCGTTTATCACGCCGACGTTTGATGATATCCGCAGTAATATTCTGCGCGATATTAAAAACCTGAATACTGACGCAGATATCGGTGACGACAGTGACCTGTACATCCGTGCCAGCGCAGTGGCCAGCGTGGCAACCGGTATTTATCAATATCAGGGCTGGATAGTTCGCCAGATATTTCCTGACACGGCCGATACCGAGTTTCTGGAATGGCACGCCCGTACGCGCGGCTTATATCGCAAGTCGGCCACCACGGCCAGCGGCATCCTGACTGTCACCGGCGAACCCGGCGCGACGGCAGCGGCCGGCTACAGTGTGACGCGCGGTAGCCTGACATATACCACCACGGCCGCAGTGACGCTTGATAGCGACGGTAACGGTACGGTAGCGGCAAGCTATTCCACTGCCGGCGCTGCCGGTAATACCACAGCTATCACATCAGGCACGTTTACCAGCACGCCGACAGGGTTCGACAGCACTGTTATTATCGGGATTATGTCCGGGGGAACTGACCAGGAATCCGATACTGAGTTACTGGCGCGTTTGCTGGACATTATTCGCCGCGCTCCAGCCGGCGGGAATAAGTACGATTACCGCCGCTGGGCGATGTCCGTGGATGGCGTCACGGCCGCGTATGTTTATCCCCTGCGGCGCGGTCTGGGTACCGTTGACGTGGTTATTACCTCGGCCGACGGTTTACCCTCCGCCGAAATTATTGCCGCTACGCAGGCGTATATTGACGATGTGCGCCCGGTAACCGCTAAAAACTGTCTGGTACTGGGGCCAACGATTAAAACGGTAGACCTGGATATTCAGGTTTCGCTGGATGGCGTGACAATTGATGTGGCGCGTGAAAATATTATTTCCACGCTGACCGACTATATCAATAAATTACCGCCGGGTGAGCCCTTTATTCGCTCTCAGGCCGAGATGCTGATTTCTATTGTGACCGGCGTCGTGGACCGCGTCATCATCTCGCCGACGTCGAACGTATTTCCTGATGTCAGTGAAACCGTCGTGGAATGGATCCGTGTTGGCAGCATCGAGGTATCGCAGCTATGAGCAATGCGAAGAACCTCTTATCTCTGCTACTGCCGCCGGTTGCTTATGATACGCAACAACCCGCTTTATCTGCTGAGTTATCTGCAGAAGGTAATGCGTTCGATGCAACGGATGAATCAGCAAATAATGCACTGAATGCTGTTGCACCCTTTTTTGCTGATAACCTGCTGACAGACTGGGAGCGTGTTTTAGACGTCACACCTAATGAGGATGACGGTTATCAGCAGCGTCTCGATCGGGTTCTGATTAAGCTGTCAGAAATTGGTGGTTTAAGTATTCCTTATTTCATCACCATGGCCAGCAGGATTGGTTACACCATCACCATTGATGAATTACAGCCCTTCAGGGTCGGTTCCAGTCGCTGCGGTGACACGCTCTATATCGACGATATTATTTTTACGTGGCGGGTAAACGTCTATGGGTTAGAAGTTCCTCTTTATTATTTCCGCGCGGGGACTTCCCGCGTTGGAGAACGGCTCATGACGCTGGGCGATAAAGTTCTTGAAACGACATTCAATGAATTAAAACCCGCACATACCCTTTGTTATTTCCTCTACGAATCCGAAATGACCTGGCCGCTTTATCTGGATGGCTCATTTGCGCTGGATGGCGAACAGCCAATGACCGGCTTCGTAGAAAAGACCACTGATTAACGGAGTATTTTATGCAAAGCCTGATGCCTCCGGTTGATGCACCAAATAATGAATTCAGCGACGGCAACCCCTCGCTGGGGACGTTAGGAACAATTGTCAGAGCGCTTTTCCTGAATAATGTGCAGGATGCCATTCGTTCTGTACAGCGTGAATTATTGTCAATTCTGGCTGCTGCAAATATCAACCCTGATGGCGACAGTAATAATCAGGTATTGCAGGCTATTAATAAAATCATGGTGGATTCAAATATGTCGGTACCTTACGGCATTCCACTACCATGGCCAACCAGTACACCACCGACGGGATATTTAATCTGCAACGGTGCGTCATTCAGCGCAGCGACCTATCCGAATCTGGCTGCGGTTTATACTGGCGGCTCGTTACCTGATTTGCGGGGCCAGACAATCAAAGGATTACCGGCCTCTGGCCGTGCGCTGCTAAGTCTTGAAGCTGATGGCAACAAAACCCATACCCATGGTGCATCAGCGTCCCAGACTGACCTGGGCACAAAAACAACCAGTAGTGATAACGAACACGATCACGGCTGGGGTGCCGGGATGCAGAAACAAGGTGGCAGCGACCAGGAGGTCGGTGGCAATGGCGGTAATGGATTCGGGCGGACCTCTGTGCAACCACCGCATTCACACACAGTTTATATCGGCCCACATGGTCACATTATCACCATCGATGCGTCCGGTAATTCCGAAACCACGGTTAAAAACATGGCATTTCATTATATTGTGAGGGCGGCGTGATGAGCGGTGATATTAAAGCAGTATTTGACAGCAAATTGCTTGCAACTAAGGCGGGTACCGTTCAGGTATTTCATTTTGATATGGCGTCCCGTGAGTTTATCGGTACCGAGGAAGTTTATATTCATGTTGGTGTTGGCCTGCCTGCATTTTCATGTCTTGAAGAACCTCCTGTACAAAGTGAATATCAGGTTGCTGTACGTTCTGAAGATAATTTGTCCTGGTCTGTTACCGAGGATTATCGCGGTATCACCGTCTATGACATTCAGACGCTGGTCAGCCACGTTATTACCGAGCCCGGCCCCATCCCTGATACTGTAACAACCTCTGCACCATCAACCCCATACGACAAATGGGACGGCTCTGCCTGGGGAACAGACGCAGACGCGCAGCATGCGGCAGATGTTGCCGTTGCTGATATGCAGAAAAAAGAGCTGATTGCTCAGGCATCCGCGGATATTTCCATTCTTCAGGATGCAGTGGCTCTTAATATGGCTACAGATGAAGAGAACGCCCGGTTGACTTCGCTGCAGACCTATCGGGTACTGCTTAACCGTGTTGATACGTCTCTTGCCCCTGATATTATTTGGCCGGCTATGACCCCTCAGGAGATTCATAATGTCTAATTTACCCGAGCAACCGGCATGGGAATCTGGCATACATCAACTTGAAGAGTCAGAACGTGCTAAGGCAGGGCCTGGGGGGATTTTAAATCTTCAGGCGACACAACTTGCTAATAGAACTTTTTTTCTGAGAACCATGGTTGAATCAATTCCGGATTATCGGGAGTATACTTTTTTCCCTTCAGAAAATGACCCCGATGGCACTATAGCCGGACTTGCCGGAACCCCTGCCGGAAACCAGTTTCGTGTAATTCTTTTTGATGCTAAGGGTGTGGATATCATCTTTCGTTATTACCTCAATGAATCCGGCACGGCACGCTTTATCAATGAATACCCCAGTGCTCGCTATCTGCGCGAGGCAATAAAAGATTTTTATCAGGTTTTTCAGAAAATCTATGTTTCGCAGCAGATTCAGGCGGAGACACAAAGTCAGATAACAAATGATAATGAGAACGCCATAACCGCCCTACAACACATTTCATTATCACTACAGGTCATATCTGAAATTATTTTTTCTCAGGAAAACATACTGAATGAAAGCCAGAATAATATTTCACACATAAATACTGCGATACAGGTGCTCAGTGAAACGATATCTTCTCTTGGGGTGTCGGACAGCCAGACCAGGAATGCCATCCAGTCATTGAGCACATCTCTGCAGATTGTCATTGATGCAATTAACCTGGCCCCGTCAGCAAGGGATTTAGACGGTGCCCGGCTGCAGTCATTGCTCAATCTGAGTCTCCTGGCGTCAGAACTCTATAAACTTGATGGACTGGACACGAGCACCACTGGCGGTGGGGGTTCTGCCGGTGCAACGGAAGTCACGGACGGTATCTATGCCTTTCCCGCGCCGGCACGAATCGTGCGGATTGATATTACATCCCCTCAAGGCGTGCCGGCATCAAAGGCCGATGGGGCATACCAGGGGCGATGCAAGATCGATATTGATGGGGTGTCATTGACAGCGTTCAGCACAATTGCTGTTCAGGGGTCGTCATCGGCAGGGTATCCCAAAAAGAATTTAACCATCGCCTTTTATTCCGATGAGGCATATTCAACCGATATGAAGCTGAAAATCGGTGACGGACTTGCATTCAGTGAATGGGTTTATAAGGCGAACTATATCGACTCCACGCACAGCCGCAACCTTATCGGTTATACCCTGTGGACTCAGATGCAGGATACCCGTGATACCTGGCCACGGCGAGAGGTTGATCACTATTACGTTGGAAAAACCGGACTGGCCGCAGTCGATACTGGCGCAACCGGCATCCCGAAAGGCTACCCGTGCATTGTGTACATTAATTCGGATTTTTACGGGGTCGGGGACATTATGACCGGCAAAAAGAGAGCGAATTATAATATCGCCAAAAACATCCCGGAGCAGATTTACCTGGAGTTTCAGAACTGTGATATACGAACACTGGATATCTCTAATCCGAATATTTGCGAGGTCACTGCGCCATCTAGTGTCACTGCCACGGTTAACGGGTATCTCGATGTCTGGCGGGCATTTGCGCAATTACCCCAGAGCGATTTTTCAGCTGCCCTTCCAGAGCACATGGATAAAATGAATGTGTCAGATTATTACATTCTGATGATGTTTTTATGTGCGGTGGATTGTTACAACAAGAACATGTTGTTTATGACATGGGATGCACAGAAATGGTTCTGTATGCCCTATGACCTGGACACCACGTTCGGCTTGAATGCGTCCGGGCGCGCTATTGCCTACGGACCAACCCTCAATCCCCTTACTCAAGGATTTGCCCGGCCGGGTAACAAGGAGTTCTGGGGCAAAGTTTACACCGCTATCGGGTCGGATATTAATGCCCGTTACGCGCAATTACGCAACTCCGGTGTGTTATCTGTCGGGAATGTTTCACGCATTATGACGAATTTGCAGTCTAAATATACAATAGACATGTTTGAAAGGGAGTTAGTTAAATGGACGGGGCTACCGTCAAAAGATATCACCAGTAACGACCAGCTACTGTCATGGCTAACCCAACGTATGGTGTGGCTCGATCAGTATTTCTCATATGAATAGAGGCGATTATAAATGGCTACAATCCTTATTAAAGACAGATTACGTCAGTCGGTAGAGGCTGCATCTGGTGGTCTCCAGACGATTGTTTATACAAAGAAAGGTCAGCCGTGTTTCATGAACGTGTTGACTAAATTCAACCTTTCTGAGATCGACAGTTCGCTATCCGGTACGCACCCGGCATTTATTGTCGACGGTAGAGAACTTTCACAGATCCTCATCGGCACGTACCAGATGCGGGTCATTGATGGCGAGATGGTTTCGCAGCCATACACTGTACCGACCAGAGGTGTGGTTTCTTTGCCGTATGCGATTCAAACTGCCAGGGCATCCGGTCCCGGTTTTCATGCAATAACTAACGCAGAGTGGTCGGCGTTACAGTGCCTGGCATGGAAAAACCAGCAATATCCAAAAGGGGCAAACTTGAACGGATGTGACGTTACTGACACGTCACTTTACGGTATCCTCGTTGACGGTCTGCCAGCTGGTACCACCACTGGGAGCGGACTCATTTACACTGGGTCTGGCCCAACTGATTTTCGTCACAATCTGGCATATAACGGGATTTCAGACCTGAACGGAAACGCAAACGAACATGTAAGCGGTCTGCGTTGTGTCTACGGGGAACTACAGGTTCTCGCTAATAATAACGCGGCCAGTTCTTCCCGTGATTTGCTGGATACATCCGCAGACTGGCGGGCTATCAGTGGCGAAGACGGGTCGTTAATTACACCTGATGGCAACGGTACGACGGCCAACAGCATTAAGTTAAAATCGGGTAGCGTTGCGTCTGCTGCAGACTACACGCTGACGTTAACCAGTGGGCAGTTCCAGACGACAACAATCGTGAACAGCACAGGGAAAGCAGTTACCAGTCTGGCCCTGAAGAAATTGCAGATCCTGGGCCTCTATCCTTTCCTGTCCACCGATAGCGACTTTTTCATTATCAATACATCTGTCATAGGTTACGCACAACGTGGAGGTCACAACAGTAATGCTGCTGCTGCCGGGATCAACGCTCTGTCCCTGTCAAACCTCAACATCAATATGGGCGGAAACATTACATCTCGCCTGGCGTATTACTCGGTAGCCTAA